TGTACTGCCCACGCATCCGAATCAAAACTGCTTTGTCCTGGTACTTGCATAAGAGGTGTAAGAGTCCTTTGAATAAGTCTTTTACGCCTGTTTCTGCAAAGATCCTAGCGATGAGTTCGATCTTGCCCTGCGAGGCTTGCGTAAGGGCCGCTATGGCCGCAGCAGTAACGTTCTGTAGGATGTTAGGGTCAAGACCCTGAGAGGCTTCTGTAACGCCTGTGCGTTTAGCCTGAACTTGATCGAGGTACTCTAAAAGAGGGAAGGCTTGCTGACCGACAGGAGGTGTCGTAATCGGAACCAGTGCAGCAGGATTCTTCATCCTCACCACACCTCCAGGTGTAACGCTTAAGAGGTCATCGAGGTTGACCTGACCTTCGACAGCACCCATACGGGTATTGTTTTGCAAGTACAGGTTATCAAGCATCTGCCTCGTTACAGTAGTCTTGATAAGCTGGAGATCAACTGTACGATCAGCAGGGCAATCCCCAAAAAACCGATGAGGAATCGGAATAGGACAGATGGAGTAAAACGGAACATAGTCGGTTTCCTCGTTGCTTAGGATTTCGTTCCCCGAAAAATGCACCCGTCTTAGTTCTGCAATCCCATCTCCGTCATAGTCGGTCTTTAGGTAGCACTCGAACACTTCAACCGTCTGCATGGACTTATCGAGACTTGGCTCCATGTAAGGTTGTTCGTCTCGGTTGTATCGAGCAATGTACTCAGCAGAGAACTCCAAGTCGTTGTAAACCGGAAGGTTCATCACGATTTCAGGATCGAACCCCATTGCCACAAGATCAGACCTCGTGATGAGTTTCCTGTGCGCGACGAAAGGCGTATCCCTTACAGTCTTTCCTGCCTTGGAGATCAAGAACTCCTCTGGAGGCACGTTCTCGACCTTGACCTTGCCAGCCTTGGTTTTCTTCATGAGTGCTACGTTATGAACACGCATGACTTGACCGTCCATGTCCTGCTCAATCGTCTCCTGCGCTGCGATCTCCATTGTCCCGTCAGACATAAGCATGGCTAGCTCGTCGTCTGTCAGGTTCGCGTACTGCTCCTTATTGACCGAAATAGAATCATCCCAGTAAGCCTTGACGATCCCGACCTTCTGGAGGATCGCGTCCTTGAACCAGTCGTGCATGATCGAGATGCCTGGGTTCTGCTTCATCAGCACCCAGTTGCAATACTCGGTGGCCTGCATAGCCATAGGCTCATCGCCTGGGCCTACAGGCTCAAAAACACCGATCTCATCGGCAGACGTAAACAAACGCATGAGAGGCGGAAGCATCCCGTCGATAGCTTCTGCAACCTCTCCGGTTACGATCTGGCTGCGACCCTCGACCTCGTTCCCATAGGGATCGCGCATGTAGGCTGTAAGCGCGTTCTTACGCTGCTCTACGGTCTCGGTCTCCAAGAAACCTATCGCGTTATCAATCTCACCTTGGAGAATCGCCTTTAATCGTCCGTCATCCATTTAGACCACCCAAGATACGTTAGGTTTCAGCGGCTTAGACCAAGATGTTGTCTCGGACATACCAACTGCTAAATACCGAAATGCGTCGCTCGCATGAGATGCCCAATCATGGAGAGGCTTATCCCAATAGACTTGACGCTTATCGTCGTATTGTCGCCGATAATTCCTTAGCGCGTCCACTCCGCGCTTAGTCTTAGGGTCGAACCAACAGTAAGGAATCAGCCTTCTCACGGCCTGTATCCCATCGTCCACGCCCATCCTTGGCACGATTGTGATGTTTAACCCCGCCTCTTGTAGAAGTTCGAGTCTCGATCTGCCTGAGCCTAGCTCCCTAACCTGTACGTCATGCGGAAGTAATTGCTCTGCAAGCTCGTAGTTGTTCGTCCTGAGCCAGTTCACATACCAATCTAAACCCTGACCGTGGTTCTCAACGAAGTCTATAAGCCTTGTCTCTAAACCAACCCTCTGGCAGACCCAGATAGCAGTGGAGTCGCCTATCCCTAAGTCCCACGCGCAATAAGTCTTGGCTATCCCGTCCCTTGGGATCTCTCCGAATCGCTCAGACGGTAGCTCATTGAGAAGCTGCCCGTAGTAAGCACCTTCGATGGCTGAGTCGAAGGAACACTCAAACTCCTGTAAATACTTGTCGTCCCCCATCTCTGATCGAGCGGCATCGAGTTCAGATTGAGGGATAAGACCTGTTTCTGACGCTCTGAACTCAAGCATGGCCCAATCGTTGTGCTCTGCTGCATGGTCTCTCAGGGTCTTAAAGTGATTTGCGCCTTTTGGGGTTCCAAGGAAGAGAGCCCATCCCATCCTATCCGACAGGGCTGGACGAACCACCTCCGACCAGATACGCGGGTCTTGATCGCCAAATTCGTCGAATACAACCCCATCGAAATACTGTCCTCTAAGAGAGTCTGGGTTATCAGATCCTGCAAGCTGAATCCTTCTGCCCCAGAAATCAACCCGTAGCTCCGCAATATTGGCAGTGGCGTTGAGGGGTTGGGTAAACTTGAGGAGGTAATCCCAGATAACTCGTTTTGTCTGGGAATAGGTAGGTCCGATGAAAGCATATCTCGGAGCCTCCTTATTGTTTTCTATCGCTGCTCGAATGAGATGGTTGACAGCACTAACCGACTTTCCCATGCGTCTGTGCGCGACAACAACAGCAAAACGCTTATCTGATAGCGCATTGTGGATCTTTAACTGCTGCTCCCTCGGCGCATAAGGGATGACTATTCGGGTTGCGCCCATGAGATCTGCATCGCAACTGGTTGACCGTCAGTTCCCGTTACCTCTGTTCGCGCTAATTTAGGTATGTGGTACTCAATCGCTCTCAGGTAGATGTCGCAAGCCTTCTCTGGGCTCTTCTGAGCCACTTCATCCAACCACATTGCGAACCTCGGAGCGTTCATCTCAGCCATTTTCGCAATAGCTTCCCTCACCGCAGCAGTGGACTTATTAGGCGAACCCTTTGGCCTCCCATTGCCAGCAGCCGGTGGAATCTTTTTCTCAGTATCTTCAGATTGTTTAGTGTCCATTCGTTGTTTGTTTGCAACAGATTACTGACCTAATAAACCTGATCTCATAAGCTCTTCTTCGTCTATGACTACAGGCTTACCGTTTATCTCCATAATACGCACTTTAGATTCTTCGCCTGGGAATACAACGAAATTTGATGTTCCTTTACCAGTACCGCGTGATCCTTGGTCGAGGTAGCGAACCCCTGGTATGCCTGAATCGCGTAACTTTTGCGCCACTTCTTGTGGAGACCCAAGCTCTCGCATCAATTCGCCACCACTTAAGTCATAGATGGACTTTGGCGGGTTTTCATTGAGTTTGTTAGCTTGTTGAAATTTGACTAGTTTTGCCAAAGGCTTGCTGTTCTCAAGTGCAAATTTTTGTATAGCCCGAGACTGCTGACTTAGAGGCTTATCCCAATCTAGCATCTTTGCTATTTCTTCGTCTGGCAGATCTGCCTCGTAAAGACTTCCCTGGCTTTTTACGAGAGCATCTCTTTGAGCCATCAATTCATCGTAATCAGCAGCAGCTTTGCGACCAACATCGCTTTTGAATTTACGGTATCCAATTTCATCACCCGACATGATTTTTGAGAGTCTTGATAACTCGTCATTTATGCTCTTTATTGAGCCCATGTCTTTTACGTTTTCTGCATATTGCTTTGCTACCGCAGGGTTTTCAGCCAAGTAAATGCCGTGTCCATACACCTGAGCACCTTCGCCTGTACCGATCTTGCTCGCATCAAACTTACTGAACTTATGCGGAGAACCATGGAATACCGTAAGCGGACTTAGCAGGCTTCCAGCGCGTTGTGCATTTGCCATCGCAGAAGCAACCGCAAACGGAGCCACAGACCCGTAAAGCTGACTAGCGACACTTGCTTGCTCACCTAGTTTGTAAGCCTCAGACATCTTCTGAGCCTCTGGGTCCATCACCGAGTAAGTAGGTTGCCTGCCCGTAAACCCTAGTAATCCCTGCGCGATAGGACTTGTCTGACCGTACCCTGGCAGCGAACTTACGCCCCTCGGTAGTTGCTCAGGCAGCGGAGGAAGAAACTTCTCCTCATCTAGCAGTCCTTTTCTACGCTTCACTTTTTGTTCCTCGCCGAGATAGCTTTTGCCTTTGCTTTTGCATCAGACTTGGAACTTGCACCCCATGCTTTTAGGCTCAAAAGCAGTCTGGTTGGGCTCCCATCGGGTTTTCTCTCTGGCCCTGGCATATTACCCATTCGCGCAAGAAAAGACGCTCTACGCGGGTTATCGCCTGACTTAACAGGAGCCTTCAGATCAGACCCAGGATTCTCACGCTCGTAAGACTTCCGGCCTTTCTCGTTGAGGCCACCCTTGGCGTTCTTGCCTTCTTTCCTTGTCCAGGCGGCAGTCATTTCTTAGCCGTTTTAGCTGATTCTTTGAAAGCCTTAGCCGTTGGCGCACCAGGACTACCAGGCTTACGCATCTTCTCTGGAGTCTTTCCCGCAGCCTTTTGCTTGGCTATGCGTTCACGCTTGGCGTGGATATTTGCGTATAAGCCTTTCATTTCTTCTTGACCTTAGCTTCAGAAAGCGCAATCGCGAGGGCTTGCTTAGGGTTAGTCACGGTCGGACCTTTCTTGCTTCCAGAGTGCAACTTACCCTTTTTAAACTCAGTCATCACTTTCGAGATCTTCTTCTCCGCCTTCTTCATCGCCCATCTCCCAAGAAGCGCAAGACTTGTCCGGCGCACACATAAAGTTCCACTGATGGCAATAACCCGCACCCTCTGGCAGGCAATCTTCCATGTCCATGTCGAAGTATTCGCAATTGCCGCAACGCCTTTCTTGAGCCTGGCTTGCAGAGATGCGCCACTTTGCGCCTAGATCCCGCCAGAACTGCGTATCGCCCCCTCGTTCAGGGCCATACATTGCTTTCTCTTTTGCGATTGCCTTGTTCTCTTCGTTCAAAGCCTCGTCTTGCGTTGGAAGCGGACAGCTTTCGTCCTCTTCCTCATCGCTTTGTTTCACAACGATCATCACTTTAGGGGAAAGCAAGCCTTTCATTTCTTTTCCTTGGGTTGTAAAGGGATGCCTACTTTCCTGTCATACCTGATGGGTACAGGAGGCACTTTTAGCTTGTAGGGAGACGGTAATGCTTTGCGATCCCTGGTTCGTTTTTCCACAGCCATGCTGCTGCCTCCTTGATGTTCTTGGAGTCGTCCTTTCCCACACTTTGACTGCCTGCGTGGTGAACGTAACTCCTTGAAACAAAATGCTTAAAGTCACATATCGTAAGTGTATGACAAAACACGTTATCTGAAAACCAGTTGATCGGCGGAAACCTGACCGCTTGGAAGGCTTCCTTCGTGATGTAAGCAAAGATCGGCGCAATGACGCTCGTCTCTTTGATCGTCTGTTCTTCTGCCCACTTCATCCCGTTTCTTGCTCCACCCTCGAACCGGATGTTCTGGGCCTCTAAGATGTAATCCGACCTTGCTCCCAAAACCCCGATCTTATGCCCTGCCTTCTGTAGATGCTCGGCATCCTCAAGAATGAGTCTATAAGAGTCTGGAGTCAGGCAGATGTCGTCGTTGGCAATGATGACTGCATCGTGGTATTGGAAAGCGTCGTCCATGATCCGGTTGTAGGCATCACCGAAATTACCCGACGAGTTGAGTACCCATTTGTAAACTCGTTCGTCCATTGTCTCGGCCCGACTCGACAGATATATAGGCGCTTCTTTGGCGTAAAGTTTGATTGACGACAACGTGATTTCAAGACTTGGACTCCCTACCGTACAAATGAGTATCGGAACTTTTTTCATACTCCGCCATCCTATGGTGGGCTACCACCTGAAAGTATTTGTTATTCATGAGGTTTTCTGTGCAAACATTAACCTCTAACCCGTTTTTATCCGCGATGATCGGGAACGACAATTGATCCTGTAGCGTCCACTTCATCATCTCGACCCACCAATCTTGATTAGCCTGGGGATTGATGTAACTCCGCTTCCAACATAGAACCCCGCCAGCAATAAGACCTGCATCCTGCGGCCATCCTTGATCCCGATAGTGCTCGACCTGGGCCAAGATAGGTTGGTCTTGATACTTGACCATATCCCAACACTCTCCGGCCTCTTGATAGATACAAGTCCTCCAGGGGTGTTGAAATGCCGCCATCGTATCCCCTGCTTGGTCGATCATGTAAGCCACAAACTCAGGGCTCGTGATTCTTATCGATCCATCTACCCAGATCACATAGTCCTCGGCGAACTCCAGCTTGTCTGGAAACACCTTGAACCACTTAGCATCCATGCGCGGATCTGAGAAACGCCTGCTTGTGATGACTTGCTGCCATCCCTGTGGCTCTTTAGCACCGTCTAGGATCGCGTAGAAGGCCGTAGGAACGCTTTGTCTGACCGCATAGTGCAATGGGTCATAGTTCCCAAAGATCGCCGTGTAGACCGCTGCTTTCATACAAAAAAATGCCCAACACACAGTCGGGCAAAAAAGGGGAAGGAGCCAACTTTCATTTTAACCCATACCTTATTTCTTTGAGAATCTCTTCTGCTTGCAGTCTTAGGTCTATGGCTTTCCTGTGTAGCTCTACAGACAGATTGACGATTGCTAAGGCTCGTTGTTCTAACGCACTTGTTGACTGTGCCTGCTCAATGATGTCTTGTGCGGCACTCATAGCTGCTGCTTCGTTTAGATTCATGCGACCCTCAAATTGAACGGATTATTAAAGAAACTAACGCCAACGCCTTCCTCTTTTTGCTTAGGCTTGGATAGAACAGGCTTGAACTTCTTCTTCGGTCTTGACACCTTCTTGGCTTCGTACTCGTCCTTGACCCACTCCCAAACACGTTCCTTGGTAAACGGGTCAATCCTAAACGATGTCTTTATACAACCTTTTTTGAGCAGAGCGTTTAGGGAATTCACAGTCGTTTGCTTGTCGATCTTTGTCTGTAGCCTCACCGACTTTAAGTCAGCAGGTGTACGCTTTTTCAGGTAAGTAAGAATCTTCTTTTGCTCGTCAGTCATTGTCATCCCCGTATCTTAGTGACCATTCTCCGCTGCGAAGCATCAATTCAAGCCTCGCCATTGCGTTCCATGCAACGTGTGCAGCGTGTAGCAATTGTGTATCTTTGTCGTAACCATCTTCGTTTTCTGCAAGTATGTGCCTGTACATAGCGTTGGTGTAACGTTGTTCGCCTTGCTCTACACGCAGCCAGCCCCCATAAGAATACTTTTTGGCCCCGTATTCACTGACGGCTATCACTGCATTCAAAGCCCTAAACATATCTTCAAACACTAGTGATGGCCTTTGTTTTTCTGCGTCTAGTTTTGCCCCTGGAGCGTGTTGATCTAAGCCTTTAGGGTCTCTTTCTTTCATGTTGTGATCGCCACTCATGTGTTCTTCTCCCTAAAAGCCTGCTCAAGGGTTCTTGCTACATCTAGCCAACCGCCGCCTTCAAGCACATCATCAATCGCCCCCCAAACTTCCTGATCCGTCAAACTGACCCATTGCTTAGCTGGCTTGCTTGAAATACAGGTAACTGTGTAGGCTCTACCGCACTGACAACCCCATGCCACAGGCCCATCTGCCGGTGTCTTTGCTGATTTGTTTTCGATCATATTTTTTCCTTTGGCTTCCTTGCGTAATCGGCTAACGTGACCCTTGTTGTAGCCAGTCTTTATTGCAATGTCTGTAACCCTTAGAGAATGGTCTTTAACCAGCTCTCTGACCGCATCAAATCGGCCATCATGGCGAGTTGTTTTGCCTGTTTTAACGTCATAAAAAACGGCGAACTCAATTTCTTTGTTCATGCCATATCCCCTTTGTAAAGCCGCCAAGCGTCGCTAAGTTCTTCTCTAGCAATCCTTACCCTAAGCCTCATATGGTCAAGATCGTCTAGAAGAATCTTTAGCTCGTTGGGATGCACCATCACATACGTTGTTTCGTCTGCTAGCTTTCTCAGCAGTGCGTAGGCTTTTTCTTTATCTGTCATTCCTGTCCCCTTGCTCGTATGGCGGCGGCGCAGTCTGCGGCAATCATCACCCCGTTGTGATCCATGTCCTCGCACACCTTCACACACGCACTACGTTCAGCAGCGGCAACAAGGGCGGCGAAGCGTTCAAGTTCCTCTGTCCACCAGCCATCGGTTATCCATACGTCGGTTCCGTAAACTTCAAACCCCGCCTCCCGCGCCATGCGGATGATGTCTTCTCTGTTCATGGGTTTACATTCCAATAATGTAGTTTGGTCATCTCAAGCACACCGATCACGGTTGCAACGGTCATGTGGTCGTACTTGGGAGAGTTAACCAAAGCTCTTATATCGTTCATCAAATCAAGCCCCATCGTTTTTTGGTCGGACGATGGGATGACTGTTAACTTTTTTTCTTTGTCCATGATTCATGTGTCCTTTTCATTGCTATTAAGTACCGCAGCACGTTGCCCGTATGGCTTTCTTGCAATCCTCGGCATCAGGTTTGTTTCTGTAAGCCTCGTCCTCGTCTTCAAATTCTTGATTGCACCAGTCATGAAACATCTGGTCGCACAACCTTGCACACGCCTCACGCTCATGCGCGGCGACAAGGGCGGCGAAGCGTTCGAGATGGTCTGTTAGCTTAAGCTCACAATAGGCATGAACAACCTCGTGTGGATTAGCAAGCCCCGCCTCCCGCACCATGTGGATAATGTCTTCGCGGTTCATTTCTCTGTTTTCCTGCTAAATAGTTCAGGCTTGTAAATCCGCATACTTGAGTTATGCAAGTAAACCACGCGGATCATGTCGTCAACGACGGCCCAACAAAAATCAACCACCTGCCCATTGGACACATAGCTGTAGCCATCAACCAGGTGTGATCCATATCGCTTGCATTTGTCCTGACGCAAGGTAAGTACGATCTCACCGCCTCCCTCATTGCTTGCAGACCAGGTCTGTGCTGATACAGAAAAAGACATGGCAAGCAAAACACCAAATAAAAGTTTTTTCATGCTGCCCTCAACTTTTCAGAGATCCTTGCCTTCCAAGAGTTCCAATCCTCTCCTGGTCTAGCAGGACAATCTACTTTCGCTGCCATCTCAGCAGTACCTTTCTCTGTCGCCCACCACACAACAACCTTCTCTTGTGCAGGTGCGATCTCTAGTTCGTCCTCCCATCTTCCCTGGTTCAACCACGTAGCAGGATGCGGGATAAACTCCTGCCCAGTACCTTTCACTTGGTAATACTTGTTGTGCGTCACTAAAGCCTCTACAGCAGACTTTTGCTCTTGTGGCGATAGTTTGGCCCATGCTTTTTGTGCAGCACGTTTGGCGACCTTTCTTGGGTATTTGCTCCAAAACTCCTCGAACATTGTTTTCTCCTGTTGTTAGGAAATCTCAATGTAAACCTTATTTTTATTGTTGACTGTCGTTCTGTTGACAATCTCTACATATTCTTTCTTTCTGGACATAACTTCCCCAAGGGTGGTAGCACTCACCTTACCCAGCAGGGGTCGCTTCTGGATGTTCCCTGCCTAGTACAGCCTAAGCCAGCGATTCTCTCCACCTCTTGCTTGTCCCACCCATGTACAA